TCTTTTAGCTCTGGATCATTACCCATAAATGCAGAATGATGGACCACGGCAAAGTCTTTTAAATCTTTTCCTAAAAAATTATTTCTTTCCTCTATAATTTTTTCATTATTCTTTTTAGCTTCTTCAATATATTTGTCAGATATTTTATTGACCTCATTTAAGAAGGTTGGCATTAATAAACTATAGACTGGGGTACAAAATAGATTGTCTACTTTTAGTGGTAAATTGATTGACATATTATCTTTATCCTTTTAATTTCTGCGTTGTATAATAGCAAAAAGGCGTATATAATTCAAGTTATGCCATTAAAGAAGATACCGCTTAAAGCTGGATTTAATAAACAAGATACCGCAACTGCCGCTGAGGGTCAGTGGATTGATGGTGATTTTGTACGATTTCGTTATGGTTATCCTGAAAAAATAGGTGGATGGCAAGAGATTTTAGATAAAGAACTAGCAGGAGTTGCAAGAGCGCAACATACTTGGACAGATTTAGAAGGAAATAAATATGCAGCAATAGGTACTAATAAATTATTAGTTATTTATTTTGAAGGAGCTTTTTATGATATTACTCCACTTGGTACAACCTTAACTAGTGCTACTTATTCATCAACAACATCTTCTACAACAGTTACTATTACTAAATCAAGTCATGGACTTGCAGTTGGTGATTATATTAAATTTACAGCAGCAACAACACCAGGACCAACTACAACAAGTTATACATCAACAAGTTTTACAAATAATATTTTTGAAGTAAGAACAGTTCCATCCACTAGTACATTTACACTTACAATGCCAACAGCTGAAACTGGAACAGGTGTTACAACAGGTGGATCTTTATCTTTTGCTCCATATGTTAATATTGGACCTACATCTCAAACTTATGGTTATGGATGGGGAACATCTACTTATGGTACAGTTGCTTGGGGTGTAGCAAGTACTTCAGCTGCTGTAGTATTATCACCAGGTAACTGGTCATTTGATAATTTTGGACAAATATTAATTGCAACAATTAAAAATGGTAAAACATTTTCATGGAATCCAGCGACAGCAAACCCATTAACAGTTAGGGCCGTTGTTATAACTGGAGCTCCAACAGCTTCTGTTATGAGTATAGTATCAGATAGAGATAGACATTTAATTGCACTTGGAACAGAAACTACAATTGGAAATACGTCTTCACAAGACCCTATGTTTATAAGATTTTCAAACCAAGAAGACTTTGATACTTGGGCACCAACAGCAACAAATACTGCAGGTACATTTAGATTAGATACAGGAAATTTTATTGTCGGAGCTGTACAAGGTAAGGATTATATATTTATTTTAACGGATCAAGCAGCTTATGTTATGCAATTTGTTGGACCTCCTTTTGTATTTTCAATTAGACAAGTTGGTACGAACTGCGGATGTATTGGTCAGCATTCAATAGTCTTTGCACAAGGTGCTGTATTCTGGATGGGTTTTGGTGGAGGATTTTTTGTTTATGATGGTACTGTTAAACAATTACCATCATTAGTTGAAGATTTTGTATTTACAACAGGTGGAACTAATTTAGGTATAAATTATAATGCTTCAGATATTGTCTATGGTTCTCACAATAGTTTATATAATGAAGTGGTTTGGTTTTATCCAACTGCAAATGAGTCTCAAATAAATAGATCTGTAGTTTATAACTTTGTTGAAAATACTTGGACTACAATGTCACTTTCTAGAACAACTTATTCAGATGCTCAAACTTATGATAGACCATATGCTACTAAATATTTAGCAACTGGAACTCCAACTTTTCCAACTATTAATGGAGTAACTAATACATATGGATCTTCAGAATATTATGAACATGAAATAGGTGTTAATGAAGTAAGTGCATTAGGAGTTAAAACAGCAATACCAGCTTATATTGAATCTGGAGACTTTGATTTAGATATAGAAGGAGATGGTCAGTTTTTAATGAAGATAAATAGATTTATACCTGACTTTAAAATACTTACAGGAAATGCTAAGGTAACATTATTGTTAAGAGATTATCCATCTCAAACACAAAATAGTCAGATGCTTGGACCCTATACTGTAAATTCATCTACAACTAAGATAGATACTAGAGCAAGAAATAGATTAATGAGTATTAAAGTAGAAAATGATTCAACAGATGAAAACTGGAGATATGGATTATTTAGAGTAGACATTCAACCTGATGGAAGAAGATAATGGCAAAAATTACAACATACATACCAGAACCAAGTCAACAATATTCTCCTGAGAATCAAAGACAAATTCTACAAGCATTAGAGACATTAAAAGATCAATTAAACTTTTCTTTTCAAGAAGAATTAAAACAAGATCTTCAAAGATTTACTTGGTTTAACATGAGGTTTGGCTGCTAATGAGTTGTGAAAATATAAATGTTGGTAATGGTCAGTTAATTACAATCGGTGGTAATAATGTTGATGCATTCGGAAGATTAAGAGTATCAAACCCTCTTACGATCTTTGACAGTAAGAATATAATGTCACAGAATAATTTATTTGATCCATCAACTGCAAATGGTGGAAGTGTTACTTATACAGCTAATAAATCTACAGTTAATTTAAATGTAACGGAGGCAGCGGGATCTAAAACAATAAGACAATCTAAAAGAGTTATGTCTTATCAACCTGGTAAGTCATTGCTTATTTTTAATACATTTGTAATGAATACTTTGACTGCAAACTTAAAACAAAAGGTTGGATTATTTGATGCTAATAATGGAATATTTTTTACAGCAGATGGAACAACACTTAAAATAGTAAGACGTACTTATACATCAGGTGCCGCAGTTGATACTGAAATATCACAATCTAGTTGGAATGGAGACACTTTAAATGGTACGGGTGCAAGTGGATTTACTTTAAATGCAGCTACATCAAATATATTATTTATAGATATTGAATGGTTAGGTGTTGGATCTGTTAGAGTTGGATTTGTTATAAATGGTCAATTAATTACAGCACATACTTTTTATAATGCTAATAGTTTAACAACTGTTTATATGCAAACAGCCAATCTTCCAATTCGTTATGAAATTGAAAGAGCTGGAACATTAACTGCAGGAACTTATACATTACAACAAATATGTTCTTCTTGTATTTCTGAGGGTGGTTATTCTCCACAAGGATTAGAAGAAATGATTAGTACAGGAACTGTTAGTGCAGGTGTAAATTTACCTACAGCAAATACTTATTATAATATTGCAACGATTAGAATTAAAACTTCAAGACCCTATGCAGTTATAGTTCCAGCTGGTGTAGATGTTTTAAACATATCTAATGGAGATTTTGAATGGGGATTATTTATTAATGCAACACCATCCTCTGCCTTTTCATATTCAAGTTTTAGTGATAATGTAGAATATGATTTAACAACAGTTGATTTAACTTCAACTGGCACAAGAGTTGCTGGAGGATATTTAGGAGGTAAGACTGCACCATTTACTTTAGGTGGAGATTTTATAGCTTTTGCAAATCAACTTGGACAAACTATTGCAGGTGTGTCAGATACTTTAACATTAGGTGTAAGACCAGGAACAGCTAATGGAGATGTGTCTGGTTTATTAAAATGGTTTGATTTAACATAATTGAACAATGGCAAATTTTTATAAAAACGCATTCTATGATCCAACTACAACAGCGGTTGTTACAGTATATACATGTCCATCAAATGCAAATGCAATCATTCAAAATATTCAAATAACTAATGAATCTGGAAGTAAAGTATTAAAAGCTTCTATTAATGATGATTCTGTTTCTACTGTTTATCAAATAGCTTATGCATCTATTTCTGGACCAACTATTTGTAATATAGCAAAAGGACCAGTTATTTTAGAAGAGAATGATACCATAAGACTTGAAAGTTCTAATATTTCTGGTATAAGTGCAACTGTTGCAATACTAGAAATAAATAGAGACGACCAGAATGGACAATAAAGAATATATTATTGAAACTGAAACAGTAACAATAATAAAGAATAAGAAAACCGGTAAGGTTTATAAAGATGAAGAGGAACTAAAAGCTGCAAACGTTGATCCACAAGATATAAGTAGAGACGTTGTAGTTAAAGTTACTAATAAAGGATTAGAAGTATTTAAGAAATTTATGAGTGAAAAATGAAACCAAGAGGTGGTACAGAATTACAGTTTGAGTTTTTAGAAAAACATGTAAGTAAGGATTTACTTGATCAGGTACAAATATGTACATCTGTTCCTGGTAAAGTTCCAATAGATCCAAAT